AGCAATTATTGACTGGAACTCATTTGCAATCATTGATGATACACTAGGAGCATCAACTCAAGATGGTGGCACTGACGATAGCCTAGTCTTTGAAGTTGGAGAGTCTGGACATCCTTCTCTATTGGGTGCTAATGTTGCAGTAGTCTGGCAGGATGTATCCAGAAGTGCTGGGTATTCTATGATTACCGCATCTGATGTAGCTCCTATTGGTAGCACGGAGGTTAGTGAGTCTGGCATATTGGCATATCTAGGCGTATCTCTATTAGGCTTTACAGCCCTTAGAAAGCGCCACGGCTAACGGAGTGGAGGGGGAGAAATCCCCCTTCTTTATTATGGCAATAAAACTTACCACCACGGACGTAGTATCGGAGTTTGTTAAGGTTTTGGTATTCGGAGACTCTGGAGTTGGAAATACTGTATTAGCAGCCACAGCTCCATCTCCCATTATTATATCTGCTGAGAGGGGCTTGCTATCAATTGCGGGCACTTCTATTCCAGTATTAGAGGTTAGTACATTAGAGGAATTATATGAAGCCTATGAGTATGTTACTGGAGAAGAAGGAGATATATATAAAACTATATGTTTAGATTCTGTATCTGAGATTGCTGAAGTTATGCTTGCTACTTTTAAGAAGGAGAATAAAGACGGTAGGCAAGCATACGGAAAGCTTAACGACGATATGCTAGAGCTTATAAGAGCCTTTAGAGATATAGACGATAAGCATGTATACTTTATAGCTAAGCAAGCTAGGATTGAAGATTCCGCATCTGGCGTGGCCAAGTATAAGGCTATGATGCCAGGTAGAACATTAGTTCAACAATTACCTTACCTATTTGATGAAATACTATGCCTCAGAATAGGAGAGGATGAAGAAGGAGAAAAGTATAGATACATACAGACACAACCTAGTGTAACGCATGATGCAAAAGATAGGTCTGGGAAGCTAGATGATCCTGAGAGACCTGATTTAACAAAAATGTTCGACAAAATGACCGATAGGTCAGGAGATAAAGATGGCAATACTTAATAAACCTTTCGTAACTTCAGATATCGCAGATGACGTATGGCCAGCAGGCAAATACAAAGTTGAGATTACTAAGTCTGAGATTAGAGAGACAAAGAAGAATACTGGACAGTACTTAGCTGTAGGCTTCAAGTGCATTGAAGGCAAGTTTAAGGGCGAAATGGTATTCAATAACTATAACCTATGGAATATTAGCGATCAAGCTAGGAGTATATCTGAAAAGGAGATGGCAAAGGTCTGTCGCGCGGTAGGAAAGCCAGCAGGCATAGAATCTGATACTAATGAGATTCATAATATACCTCTAATGATTACTGTTACTCAGCGTGATGCAGACGATCCATATCCTGGCAATGATATTAAAGGATACAGCGCCTGTGCCTCTGATGGTAGCGCACCTAGCAAGAATCCTTTTAAGAAATAACCACTAATAGCACATGGATGTGCTAATACAGGAGGGGAAATGGTACTAATACCGAAAAAAGTATGTGAGCTAACTGACATACTAGATAATGTTTTAATTAACGATAAGCCTAGACCATATCTAGGGCTATCTTCAATAGGTGGACCATGCCGAAGATCTTTGTACTACTCATTTCACTGGGCGCATCACGATTCAATATCCCAACGCTTGCAGAGGATTTTCAGTACTGGGCATTTCATGGAAGATTTCATGATTGCATCTCTAAAGAATACAGGGTACATAGTATCCAGGGAGCAAGAAGAAATCATAGGCGCTTTTGGCCACGTGAAAGGTCACATAGACGGTACTGTAAAAGGAATTCCAGGGTATGAAGATGAAGAGTTACTAGTTGAATTTAAGACTATGAACGATGCCAACTTCAAAAAGCTCAAAAGAGAAGGTGTCCGCATGTCTAAGCCAGTGCATTACTCCCAGATGCAGATGTATATGTCTGGATTAGAGCTGAAACGCGCCCTATACTTTGCATATAATAAGAATGATTCGCACTACTATACAGAAATTGTAGAATTAGATAAGCATTTTGTCGCTGAAAAGGAAAGATCAATCTTTAATCTATTCACTGATGAGCTAATCCCAGAGAGAATAGGTGGAGGAGTGTCTACTTGGCACGAATGTAGATTTTGCAACTTCAAATCTATATGCCATGATGGCGCACCTATAGCAAGAAATTGCAGAACTTGCGTGCATCACTCAATAGAAGATGATGGACGATGGTCTTGCGCACTAAGTGGACAAGATATTAATGTTGAAGAGCAACGGAAAGGATGTAAAGATTGGGAAATTGAACCTACTTTGAATGGGGAGACCTAATGAAACCTAGAGACTACCAGATTACAGCAAAGAATAAAGTGCTATCATACGTAGCAGAGAATGAAGGTAAGCATCCACTAATAGCACTACCAACTGGATCAGGGAAATCTCTAGTAATTGCAGATATTATCAAGCATGTAAGGAAGGAGTGGAATATATACGTGCTAGTAATATCTCATGTAAGAGAGATTCTAATACAGGATTACGAAGCTATCAATAACTATATTGACGAAGATGTAGGAGTGTACTCGGCTGGCCTCAAAAGGAGGGAGATACTGCCAGTCACTGTTGCGGGTATTCAATCTATTCATAATAGGCCAGACGAATTTGATCACTTTGACTTTGTTATAATAGACGAGTGTCATCTTATTAGCCCTAATAATGAAACCATGTACAGGAAATTCCTAAGTAAAATCCATGCGATATACTTCGGGCTAACTGCGACCCCTTTTCGCTTAGGAACGGGCTATATTTACGGAAATAAGGATAGTCTATTCGATGATCTAGTCTACGACCTTACTCGACTAACGGAATTTAATAATCTACTCGCTAGAGGGTTTCTGAGTAATCTTATAGTAAAGCAGACTACCCTAGAATTGGACACTGAAGATCTACATACTAGGGGTGGAGACTTCATAGATTCTGAAATGTCCTCAGCTTTTGATAAGGCTGCTATAACAGAACTAGCCCTAGATGAAGTTATAGAAGTTGGAGTGGATTATAAAAAATGGTTGATCTTCGCAATAGATATAGGCCACGCCGAACATATAGCAGAGAGTTTAATTGGAAGAGGTATTCCAACTGGACTAATCCATTCTAAGATGGAGTTCTGTAGAGAAACCACTATTAAGAAATTTAAAGAAGGAGAATACAGATGTATTGTGAATGTGAATGTCCTAACGACTGGATTCGACGATCCAGAAATAGACTTGATAGTAATGCTAAGACCCACCCAGAGCCCTGTATTACATGTGCAAACTGTGGGAAGAGGATTGCGCCCAGCCCCAGGAAAAGATCATTGTCGAATCTTGGATTTTGCAGGGAACACAAAGCGCCTTGGTCCAATCAACGATATCCAGATCCACAAAAAGAAGAAAGGGGATGAGAAGGGAGAGCCAATCACTAAGACTTGCCCCAAATGCGATACTATATGTCATCCTACTCTATTAAAGTGTGACGTATGCGGATACATTTTCCCTATAAAGGTTCACTTGACTGCCCATGCGGGTAATGATTGTATAATTTCAGAAGGAGAAAAATGGTATAAGATACAGAAAGTAGATTATAGATTAATCAATAGAGATAGCGCCCCAGATATGATACGAGTTGAATATCGCTCTGGCCTTAAAACAATAAAAGAATACTGGTGCTTAGATCATACTGGATTCGCAAGGTTCAAAGCCGTTAATACTATCAGGCAAAGAAGCATCCTCAATGTAGTAGATAAACATCTAACGAGTTGCCAGAGTGCTATGGAGATTGTAGATAAGCTAGATATACCCAAAGAAATCAGATTAAAGGAAAGTGGCAAGTACCCAGAAATAACCCGTTTTAAATTCTAAAAAGCTTTACTTATCCCTAAGAAGTATAGTATAATAAAATCTAGCTCGGAGTCTTTCTTTAATATGCTAAAAATAGCCTAGTTTAGAATCCGATAAAATAACATATCTGCTCCGAGCTTTTTACAAATCAATAACCTATAGGAAAATATTATGTCGGAAGAAAATACAGAAGTGGAAAATGATGAAGATGCCCCAGAATCGAATCCAATTCGTGAAGCATTTG